TCCATTTGGGTTGGTTAGCGAGGTGTAGGTAAATTACTAGCGAGTTGTGGGCGTAATGCGTCCTTTATCGCATTCCTGTCCTTTTCGGCTTGTTCCAACTGACCAGACTCATAGTCGATCGTCTGCGTGGGCTGGCCATTGATATAATACAGTGTGATGCGTGAGCCGATTGGATGTTTGCTTCCAAGCCATACACCATGCAGCCCCGAAAGTTCAATCATTCGTCCTGCGACACGAACTACGTGCGACATTTTGTATATGTACACGTTCTTAAACTCCGTATTACCGACGACCGCGTGTCTTGGACTTAGACCGATGGCTACGGCGGGTCTTACGGCGACGGCGACCGCCTTGTGATTTCTGCTTGGTGCTACCCTTCTTCATCTCAGACTCAATAAATGAATAGTAATTATACCATGCCTGTCCCTGTCCCTGATACATTGAATTTAATCCCCCCATGCTTCCGGGTTCTTGAAATTTCTGAGCAGCTTCATCATACTTGGCAGGAGCATACGCTTCTTCAAGCATTGGCTTGAGTTTTTCCCGCGCCCCAGGAGCAAGTCCGTCGGCACGTATAAACACATCTTTTAAGGAAAAAGGCTGACCTGAGGCTGTCATTGCATTTCGCGCCTCTGCATACTTGGGATCTTTCTGGATAAAGGCGTCCAATACACTCGGCATTTATCTAAACGCTGCGAATAAACTGCCATTGCAAGTATTCGCAGATCTTCGCCCAGATGTGGTCGTGTGCGATCAAACGATCGCGCGACTTCAGCAGTGGAAAGTACACCTTATATTCATCGAGATCCAGAAGCTCGAAGAACTTATACAGAATATACGAATACGACAGAAAGTTCGTGCGGTCGTTCGGGCAGTAGAGCAGGAAGGGCGCTTGGATCTCCTGGAACATGGCACGTATCTTCTCCTCAATCTCGGGCGTGATGGTGGGCGGCGGGTTGCCGTTCAGTCGACTCAGAATGTGGGCAGCATGTTCGTAATACTTTGAGCGCCCCAGCTTCTTCAGAATTTCACGAATCTCCTTCTCCGTCAGATCAGCAATATTGTTGATGCGACGCTTACGGATCTCGAGCACGACCTCGTTCATCACCTCCTCGGGAATCATAGTGGACTCCTTGGCTTGAAACTGGTTCAGGATCTCATTGAGGTGGTTGATCTTCTTGTACGCATAGTTATTGCGCTCCTTGGGTGGATCACGAAACGATGGAAAGTCGGACACCACCAGCGAATACTCCTCTGATCCACACTTCGGGCAGACAAGAATGCCCTCTGAGCTAATCTCCTCACGAGCCACGTTGCATCCAACACAATGCTCGGTCATCTGCTGCGTCACCTCCGGGGCATTTCCGAGCTTCATTCGCGCAACGTATTCATCGAACATTTGTTTCTTCGACTCTACGGGGGCAGCTGCAGTGAAGAACTTGAGAAACGTGGACGTATCCCGGGAATTCTGCGCGACCTGTACCGGTCGATTGTAGTAATCCATAAGGATGTCCATGTTTTTCATATAATAATCTTCAACTGGGTTTGCCCTCGACAGCTCGGCTTCGATCTCGCGGATTCGGGCTTCCCATGTAGAGCACATGACAACGTCCCCGATTTCGTTTGACGAACGAAGGTTCTCCAAACGAACTCTAAGTCCCACTGCTTCCTCGGTTAGCTCCTCCGAATGAGTTTTCGAGTCTCGAAGCTCGGTCACAATGTTCTGGTGAACAGAGTCGAGCGTCCCCATCGATGCGGCCTCCGTGTCACGTGTTTTCCTGACTCGGAACACGTCCATATAGTTCGTCCTTCACCTGTTTCATGAAAGCAGAATTATCACATACAATCGGTCTCTGCTTACGCACAGCCGACAACAATGTGTCGAAATCAATGCCGGAGTTCTTGCATACGAACGTCAAAACCAAGTAGGCAGATCGATTGATTCCTGCCTTGCAGTGAACAAATACAGTTCCATTCGTTGACCTCAAGAATAGACGCATCCAGTTTTCGAACTCTGGGTACCAATCGAGGATTCGCACGGCAAGTGAATCGATGGCATGGAGTTCAGCGTACTGGCCTGGATGGCGCGTCCGCCACCACATTGGACAATCGTCGGCAAATGCGCAATTGACCACGTGGGTAATGTTATATTTGGCGACAAACGTTGGAGTCAATTGGTTTCCGGCACCAAGTAGAATCCGAGGATACACCCAAGCAGGGGGTACTTGCATTACGTATCTAGGCATCAACCAAGAAAGCTTGTAATTAAGATGTTAACAAAGTGGGCGAGAACAACCGAGGCGGCACCGAGTGCCGCGGCACCCTGGTAGCTGACGACGCCATTGCCAGTGTAGGCCGAGGGGATATACTGGAGCATCAGGTTCCGAGGTGTAGCCAGTGACAGCACAAAGGTTGCAACAAAGAATGCAAAATACAGCTGGAGATTCCGAAACATGAACCCCATTGCCGGGAGCGACGGCTTGAACGACGGAGCAGGCATCTGCACGGACGGAGGGCCACTGGCTTCGGGATACACGGGGGGCGCTGACTGCGGACCCTGGGGGCTCGGAAGAAGGGCATCAAGAGACGTGGCACCTTCCATTGTTTATGAGGAAGACGGGATTTCACATTCCGCATCTTCCACGCGGTAACGGTAGCATTTTCCATCTGCCTTCACCACACGATTTGTCACATCGTGAACAGGGACACCGAGGGTTTTGACCACATCATAGTTGCGGTGAAAGACGAGGACAGTCAGCCCCAGTCCAATGATGAAAGAGAAGAAGGGTGTCCCTCGACTCAATACATGTGTAATGGGAAGTGAGAACTTCATTACTTCTGAGATGCGAGGAGATTCATTGAGTCGGGTTCTGCTGTGCATGGAACTTCAGTTGAGTCAAATCGGACACAGCCTGTGTCAGTATGAAAGACTTCCTTGCTTCCTGGGCTAGGAACACCGGTGGACTTGCGGGTCGGTGGAACAAACACGCACCCAATCACCAATCCCGTTAGAATGCCAATGATGACCCACTTAACCTCCAGCATTGTTATTCATATCGACAAGAGTTTGAACAAGTGTAAACCAAATCAGGAACTGAAAGAGGAATGAGCTGACAGGCGTCAGTGCCGCAAGAAGTGCAAAAATGAACTTAACAATCCACCCACTCTTCACATCCGCTCCACCTAAGAGCATCTCAAACGGCTTCCCGATCAGCGAACCATATTTGAAGACAAAGTACACAAACAGACCCACATATTTCCCGAGGACGCCTAACCGGTCATCTGTCGTGGGACCAATGTTCTGGTTGAGATATGCATCCTGGAGAAAACCCCACTGCTTATACGACCATACAACCACCAATGCCCACACCAAGACGAATATGAAAAGGAACTGCCCCTTGGCTGCAGTTAACCCAATGCTCCAGAGAACATCGCCCGGTTTCTGAACAAACTTTCCGAATGCAGATCGTTCACCAATGTCAACCGTTTCTGTAATTGTATAGCTAACCGTGTGATATGCCCCGCTGGAATCCGTATAGTTCACAGTTAACCGCGGTGGGTTCAACGCGATCGCTGCGGCATCAGCAGGTGGCGGGGCGGAGATTCTGTGCGCGGCACGGAGGTCATCGTCCATCTTTTGAACGGGGAAGTTGATAGCACCATAGTTTGCCCCCTGCTGAGTTGTCACATAGTCAGATACATCGATCTCCTGGTTTCCGACCACATAGTCGGCGTTCAGGATTAGGACGGCACCCCCTGGAGCTGCGCTAACGTCACCCATTGTTAATTGGCGAACACGAGATTTGCAACCCCGCTCACGATTCGCAGATAGTTGATCGCCTCAACGTAGACACCGACCGAGTAGGTGTAGGAGAAAATGATGTTGTTGTTCGCAACTGTGCGTACAACCGAAAGAAGCTGATCTTGCGGGTAAATGTACGAACCCAGTGGATCCGAGGGTGTCGGTGGATTCCTGGCCTGGGGATTCGAGATTACCACGGGATTCTGACTCAGTGCCGTCGATTTCAGTACGCAGACAATTGACTGGGAACTTGCGCCCGTAGCGACTGGAAGAGGCTGCTGAAGAGACAGGCGAAGAACGACCTTGTTAAACATACTTGCGTTCATTGCGCCGCTCGGTTGATACTGATCATTGTCGAGTGCGAAGGAGTACATATAAATACCCGGCAAGGAGGATGGCTGGTCACCCTTCGTGTGCCTGTACTGCTGCAAGAGAGAGAAGTACTGTGTGGGCTTCGTAGAAAAGCGTTCATTTCCGTCTAACAACAGAACTCCATTCGCAATAACATCACGTGGAGAAATCGAAGAAAGCTGATACTGTCCCGACGAATACAGGATATCACCCGCATTGGCACTAATACCAGAAAAGGGCGCACGGTTCGGAGATGACCAGTTCGTGTAATTGTCCCAGTCGTTGGTTATGATCTTATCCGATCGGTGAGCAGCAAACACGATGCGAGTGACCATGTTGAACATGGGAACCGGGATATCCGAGTTTGCACCATACTGGCCTTCAGTGACCTTGTATGTGACCTGTTTCAGGAGAAATGTCTGATCGGCAGTTGCAAGTTGGTTCATCTCCATGTCTGTAAGGTAAATGAAGTTGCCTTCCAGGTACGGGTTCGCGTAAAATGTGGTAACGTTTGGAGACGAAGAAATACCCGCAGTTGTCGGGGGTGTTAAGAACATGCCAATCGGATAGGATCCTGTTGGCTGAATTCGCATACCATAGGTGGGGTTCGTCGAGCCAGTCACCGACGCCCTCGTCTGAACCTGGTCAGCTGAACCGACAGTGATGCCGGATGCAATGGTGAATGTAGTCGTCGAAGGCGCAGATGCGACAGTAAATGTGGTATTCAGCTGAGCAGCTGATCCAGATAGCCCCTGTAGTGTAACCGAACCCCCCGTGACCAGCCCATGGGAAGTTGAGGTTGTGAATGTCACTGCACCGGACGACGATACAACCAGAACAACTGCAGTTGTCGAAAGAGCCGGGTTCACATCGATCACCGTATACAGCTGATTGAGTGGACGCAGCGTTACATTGATATAGGCCTCCGAGTTCTGGAGGGACACAAGCGGAAGGACTGTGCCCGGGTTCTCACAGAACCAGAAATGAAGCGGGATGACGAGCTGACGGCTACGGATCGAGGGTTCCGGTGTCGCCGTAAAGGGCATGGTTGCCGGAAGGACTGCGGGTGTCACGGCATGGGGGTACTGGTTCGTGCGGTCATATGCATTGGCTGGGTCATAGACTTCGCGAACATTCCCCACCATCTGATCTACAACCCTCCGCTTTGCGGTATCATGTGTAAAGTAGGAATACATCTTCAGCCACTCGCCAGTCAGTGTCTGGATCGTCACATTGTTCAGAACAATGTCGACGTGATCAATCAGATTGTACCCAATGTTCTTGATCCACTGAAACTCATATCCAATGGCACTGCAGTAGGGGTCGTATCCGTTAGGCGGAACCGTGACTTGAGCCATAGGCGACCAAATATCCGGAAGTGTGATCATCAAATAGGTATCGCTCAAGAGCTGGGCATACCGATCAATGCGACAGCTCAGCGTTCGAGTCTGTGTTACATTGAAATCGAGGTTCGAGGATGTAAAGTCCATGCGAATGGACTCCATGGCAAAGTTCGTATACCTGCGATAGACAGCCCTGAAATGGGTCATCGACGGATTCCCATTTAAGAGTTGGTTTTGGGCGCCGACCTGGGTCAATTGAATGAGGCCACCCGGCATTTGTATTAACGCACATTCATTGTTTAGATTAAAGAACCAGGGAGTGGGTTGCCAACCGCAGTTGGGCATGTAGCACAACTGCTAATGGTGGGGCGGCTCGTTTGGCTCTGAGCAGACAGCTGAGCGCCGATTCCTGTGTAAACACCGTTTACCACTGTTCCTCCACTGTAGACACCTCCGGGCACAGATCCACCCACAAATACACCCGTTGAGCTCGTCTGACCACCCGGTGCCAGACTGAGTGTCTGTGGATACGGTACCTTGTTGTACTGTGTGGCCTTGTTCGCCAGAACAGAGAGATAGGTGAAATTATACTTGCGCTGTGGAGCCGGAGGTGTTTGGGCAAATGTCGATGCGATGATACGACGTTTCTGGGCAGTCAAATAATCCTGTGCAGAGTTGACCTGCATCCTATTTATACACATCGGAGAGAATACACCCAAATGAGGTTCGTTCTCGTCAGCACTCACGTCGATCAGACAACGGGGTATTCAAAGGTGGTCTCCAATCTCCTGGCGCAGGTCGCAACTCTTGCTCCGAAGGTCAAGACGTTTCACTTTGGATTCCAGCGCCATCCCGAGAAGAAGAACATCCGCAAGGTGCCGGAGGGCATTGTGGCCTATGACGCGGCAGCCAATGAGGATCCGAAGGAGGAGGGCTTTGGTTTCAACAAGATTCACGAGTACATCGAGATGGTCGGTCCCGACGTGGTCATGATTTACAATGATCCGATGATCATCGCGCGGTTCATTCAGGCCATGAAGTACAAGAAGGGTGAGACACCGTACAAGCTGTGGCTCTATGTGGATCAGGTGTATCAGGGAATTAACCCCCAGCTCATGGACGAGCTGAACAAGTCGGCCGATAAGGTGTATTGCTTCACGGACTCGTGGGCGCAGACCTACACGGAGTACGGAAAGGACATTCCTCTTCCGAAGGTGATTGAGCATGCCGTGGATTCGACGATCTTCTCGAACATGCCCCCGGTTCAGCGTACAGCCCTGCGCAAGAATGTGGGTCTTCCTCCGGAGGGCATTGTGTTCTTGAATGCGAACCGCAACAGTCAGCGGAAGCGTCAGGATCTGACGATCATGGGATTTGTTGAGCTTCTGCGTCGTCATCCCGGGAAGCCGCTGTGGCTTCTCATGGTGACTTCGGTTGATCCTCAGAAGGGTGCATACTACGACATTCAGCGCATCTTCGCAGACCAGCTTCAACGTGCAGGTCTCGATGTCAATGTGTACGGGAAGCGCATGGCCGTTGTCGACACGGCTCCGCCGAACACATTGAATGATGATGGGATGAATCAGATCTACAATATGTGCGATATTGGCATCAATACGTCAGATGGCGAGGGGTTCGGGCTCTGTCAGCTCGAGCACCTGTACACGGGCGCCCCCCAGGTTGTCACGGATGTGGGATCGTACCGCTCCTTCCTGCCCACGACGGTGGCAGCGTACGTGCGTCCGGGTCCACTGGTCTACCAGGCCGCCGGTATGCCCCTGGGTCTGAGTTCCCCGTCCTTCAATCCCGATGATGTCGCATCTGCAATGGAGTCGACGATCGAGAAGTATGTCACCATGCAGTCAGCTGCCCGGGAGATGAAGTTCAAGACCTGGAGCGACGTGTGTGCTTCTTGGCTGTCTGACCTCAAGACAGCCAGTACTTAATCTGCGTATCGGAGATCTTCGTTCCGATGCGCAGTAACCGCTGATTGTCTTCAAAGGCCTGACCGTCAAAAATCTCCTTCGAGTCTGGATCCATGAAGTATACAATGTCCTTGATTTTCAGTTTCTGCAACCGGCGCTTCTTCCGTGTCATGTTTCGCAAGTACGTATCGTCTAGGTCGTCTGTCTTGATGTTCGGCTTGAACGCCAGATCTTCACCTGTTGCTGTCGTATCGAATCGCATACAAGAGATCTGCGGCTTCTCGCGAGAGTGGAGTTTGCGGTGAATCTCGCAGTCCACCGCTGACTGCTTCAGTAACACACTGATGCGCTGGTTGACCTTGTCCTTCTCATACACCTTCTCATACAGGTACTCATCTGTGGACATGAACGTCTCCACAGGTGGTTCGCCTTCATAACGCTTCAGCTCCAGGTCTGCCTTGCGAACGGCGACAACGTTGGGACCTTCGGCTGACTTGGACTGTGCAGCAGAAATCACCGACAGGTAGAAACTCACACGAACCGTGCGCTGATCCATGGGCAGCGTCGCATGAGAACAGATACGGATCGCACGTCCAATGACTTGATCGTGACGCGCAGGAGTCCAGTGCGGCTCCATGATATGCACGTGACGAACGTTTGCTAACGTGATACCTTCAGCACCTGATGATGTAGCCATCAGCATGCAGAGCAGTTTCTTTCCACGTTTTTCGATGCTCGTCTTCAGACTGGGTGGAAAGTTGGATTCGTACCTCGCATTGATGATCTGGCGCATCATCTCGCGCTGCTCTTCCTTCTCTTCGCCGGAGAAGAAGGCATATGCAGGTTTGTCTGCCATCTCGTCCTCTTGCCACTGGCCGTTCTTGTTCGTGATTTTATACGGCTGCCATCCATTCGCGTCGAGAATGGCCGCAAACACTCCTAGGCCTTCCAGCTGACGGTACTGCGAATACACGAACTGGTTCGGCCATTCGTTGCCACCTGTCTTCCGTGTTTCCTCAATGTTCGTCAGCATCCTCAGCAGTTTAGGGCTGAACGCTTCCAACGCCTTGGCCGAGAGATACCTTGCCGGTTGTGCCTTCAGTGCCGCCAAAATTTCTGGCTTGTCGGGAACATCGGTCTCCTTGACCACATCCTTGTACTCCTTCTCCACTGTCTTTGTGATGGCTTTGAGTTCAGGGGGCACAGCAAAGTTACAGGCCAGTCGAGAAATCACACGGTAGGATCCACCATCATCGTTCATACTCAGTGCCTTCTTCGCATCAGCCTTGATCTCTTGGAAACGAACATCGAGGTACTGGGCGAATTGCTCGGAACTCATGTTCACCTTTTCCAGCATCTTGTCATCGTCAACTCGCTTGGGAATGAGTCGCTCGTCTGCTCCCTTGAAATACGAGACCAACCCCTGAATGCGCTTCGCAAACAGGAGGGGATTCTTGATATTCAGGCCGTCAAGGAACATATTGGCAAAGTCCTCGAATTTAGTGGGCAGACACTCCAGATCCTCAGTCGTGACGCGGTCAACTGCGATGTCCGCACCAACATCTGCTTGAAACTTCTTCTCCCAGGACTTGACCCAGTCCATACCAACAGGAATGAAGGGGATATCCTTCTTGTACTGCACGGCAATGCGATCACCCGCTTCATTGTACACCGACCTGAAGTGAGGGGGGTTGCGGGTCAGCAGAGCATATTTCTTGACGGCATTGAATTCGATGGTATCCACGTCTGGAATGGCCTTGAAGGCTGTCTTCATCTTTTCCTCGTCCCAGCTGGTCGACTTGCCAAAGGGAATGGTGATCCTCTCAATGGGTCCACGCAGAAGATTCATCAAATAGGCGATCTCGTTGGGACGGTTGATCACTGGGGTGCCGGACAAGCCGACGATCTTGCAGTTCGTTGCATGGTAGATGGAATCGTACAGGCGACGTGCGATATCCGAAGAGTTGACAATACGCGAGATCAAGTTGTGAACTTCGTCGATAATCACTACGCAGTCATTGAACGGACTGGGCGGCGGCTCGGCTCCCTCGGCGGCCTTGGGGACGAATGTATCAATGTTCTTGGAGTTCAGGCCGTTGTAGTTGATGAACTTGAAGCGCTGAGCAATGATGTCCTCAACCTGTGCATTGATAATATCCTGGGCTGTCTTTGGCAGATCCCTGTAATTCGGGTTTTCACCGGCGACGGTTACGAAGTACTTGCCAGTGCGGTCAATGAATCCATCGGAGATGCCCAGCGACTTGGCTTCGGCGCGAGACTGGTCATTCAGCGCCTTCTCCCGCCAATGCTGCTCCAGAACGTACACAGGGGCGCCGCACTTGCGCAGCTCAGACTTGTAATTCTCACGCAGCGACGCCGGGGTTAGAACCCATATCGTCTTGGTGTCCATCAGACTCTGTCCAACTGCGATGGATGTGCAGGTCTTGCCCGAACCCAATCCGTGATACAAGAGAATTCCGCGATACGGCGTCTCGATCATGAGATAATCGCGAATCAGCTTCTGGTAGGGGAACAACTCTCTCGAGTTCGACTGCTTCGTACACAAATCCACACCCTTGTCTTCGGCGTCTAGTGGGTCGCGGTCATCCTTGCGGTATTTGAGAAAAATACGGGTAATGTAGTCGGCGAACGCTTTCCGATTCGGAAGGACGAAGCTCATTATCTTGTGGTGCGTTGAAAGTTTCGGAGTAGTTAACAAGATGTCCTTGACACTACGGAGTCATCGTGTGTGGAAAGCGTCTCAAACACCAAGTCCTCCAACATCGGCTCCCGTAACACCATCAGTGTCACCTCCTGCGACACTGCCAACTGCCACACGACTGGCAAATGGTGTTCAAGCTCGAGTGGGCGTTGTGCCAGTTACAATCAGTAAAGCAGACGTAGCGACAGCCAAAGCATATGGCCTTGGCCGTCGTCGCAAGACCCGTCGCCGTTCTCGCAAAACTCGTCGCTCCCGTAAGTAATGGAGCCGCTGACACGCAAAAACCATCGCATCTGGATGGTATCCATCTATCTGTTCCTTATGGCGGCCTTCCTCTATCTGAAGCCGTCCGTCGCCTTTGGGCGTGAAGGGCGGATTCGTCCGTTTGGAGTAGAGGATCGCGAGTCGACTGTGTTCCCGGTGTGGTGGTGGGTGTTTATTCTGAGTGTCGTTGCCTACTGCATCACAGTGTATCTCGCACGTTTTAGGTTTGCGTAGATACAATGAGCTGTCCATACAAGGATCTGAACGGTGTACCGGGTAAGGGATTTCACTCTACGCGGTTTCTTGGTCTTTCGCTTAGCGATACTCTCGTAACCTTCACCGCCTTTGCGATTCCAAGTGCACTGTTCTTCAATGGAAATGTGTGGGTGCACTTTGCCATCTGGTTGGTCATCGCCGAGATATTCCATTACGCCTTCGGTGTTCAGACAGCGGTCATGGACATGCTAGGCATCACGGCATGCTCTCGTACGTCTTGACAATGTTCTCCAACACCTCCACCATTTCCTCGCGCTGCACATGGTGTGGGCGGATATATCCACGACACTCCTTGAATGTCTTCCACCCAATCCCCGAAATCTCTCGGCGCTGCATGTACGTCATCTTCTGACTGACATTCACAAGCTCGGGCGAGGTCAGTAGCGCAACAAAGTACACGTGGCGATACCGAATTCCATTGAGACCCATGAAGGTTTCGTCGAGGCGAATGTCTTTCATAATCGTGTAGGCATCACGGGGGATGTTGGTCTCCTCGTTGAATTCGCGAATCGCACATTCAATGTCAGTTTCCGTGCGAATGCGTCGACCCTTTGGAAATCCCCATTCGGGTTCCTTGTAGGGCGACATGTTGTTTCGCATCATTTCGGCATGGTCTATCCGCGAAAACCTCTCTTTTGAATACATGTACTCAGGCGATGAATGGTCATCTCCCCATAGCTGTCGCCACAAGGTGTCAAAGGGTTCACAGACAATTGCTGTCTGCTCCTGAAGAGTCATGTTCGCAAAGAGGAGACTGACATACTCCGTATTGGTCGGGTCATACTTTCCTCGCATGAACTCCGCGAAGCTCATGCTATCCTTTCGGCGAATCATCAGTAGCTGCACGTCCTCGGGGTTCACTGGAACATTGGGTTGGTTAATCAGAACCAATCCACACGATAGCACGGGCTCAGCACATGCCTTGAACACGTGTCCTTTCTCCCCACAGTTGTTACAAAACATTGCGACTGATGATCTTGGTATGGGTGGGGTTCGTTTTTCCATTATTACTTGAATACCTTTCCTTTGTAAACATAAAGATGGGTTCATCTGTCTCCAAGCCGCCGCAGCCTATGATTTTAGTGCCACAGTCATCCGCTCCAAAGTCGTCGTTTCTTCCGATCGCAGGAACGATCGTAGTCCTGGGACTGTTTATGGCTATTCTTTACATGGCTTCAAAGACAATCGGAAGTGGAGCGTCTCTCTCTTCTAACCTGGTTTCGACCCAGGTCGATGGCAAGACCGGATCCACCGTTGCATCTACAATGTCAGGATCCAATACAAGTCTTCAGTTCTGGATGTACATTAAAGACTGGGATTACAAATTTGGAGAAACGAAGAGAGTTATCGCTCAAACCAGCGCAATGACTCCGGGTGTCAGTGTTCCGGCCGTGACCCTGCACCCGACAGATAACGCACTCGACATCACAGTCAGTGTGTACCCCGGAGACGATGCGAGTCTTCAGACATCGAACAATGGCGCAGGAGCCGCCTTCACCGTCACGCTAGAGAACGTCCCCCTGCAGTCGTGGTTTTCAGTGTCAATCTCGATTCACGGACGCAACATTGATGTGTACCAGAACGGCAGCCTTGTTCTCTCGTCGCTTCTGCCTGGCGTCCCCATGCCTGCCAGTGGAAATCTTGTCATTGGCGGGGGCGGCGGGTTCTCGGGGTCTGTCTGCACGGTTAAGACCGGATCCATCCAGCTCCAACCCGCAGATGCGTCTGGCTTCTATGCGGCGGGTACGGAGTGTTCGTCGTCCACACCGAGCTCATCCAGCTCCCAGCTGAACAATCTTAACCTCTTCGGCTACAACTTTGTATTCGGTGTCACAGACAGCACCGGAAAACAGGTGACTGGTCTTTCGAGCTCGGATGTATCGGGCATGTTCTCTTCTACGTCCCAGTAATAATGCGTATTCTCCTCAAATGTCCAAGTCGATCGAGACCCCAGCAGCTCGTTGCTACACTGAGCCGATACGTAACAATGGCAGCGCGTCTCGATTTGATGGGCATCGCTGTTTCGTGCGATGTCGACGACACAACAATGACTGGAAGCGATGTTCAACAACAACTCTTCCGGGTTATGAGCCAATTTGCGTGGAATGGATTGTATTACAGCGCAAACACATCGAAGATCGAGGCGTGTAATGCAGATCTCGAAAAGGTGGACTATCCTTGGGATATTGTCGTCTTGGTGTCAGATGACATGATCCCGGAGATTCGTGGATACGACCAACTCATCCGAAACGCAGCCACACCTGATCTCGACTGTATTCTTTGGTTTAATGATGGGTTCCAGGGTGATAGGCTGAACACGCTGTCGATCTACGGGCGTCAGATGTACAATCGTTTTGGATCGATGTACTGTCCGGAGTACAAGAGTCTCTTTTGTGACACAGAACTCACAGACTTGTGCAAGGGGGCATTGAGGGACAAGACGATTTATAACCCATTGTGTATCATCCGTCATCGCCATCCCCTCTTGGGTCACGCGGTTGCATATGATGGACTTTACCTCCGGAATCAGAGGTTTTACGAGGCTGATATGCGAACGTATATCTCTCGTAAGCAGTACGCATATGATCTGTCCATTCTCATCCCAACGTTATTTGAGCGAAGGGGGCAATGTGAACGACTGAAAGAGTCCATTCTCGAAAAGTTCGGTCGGCTCTGCCCGGGGTTGCGTCTTGACATCAATGAAGCAGTGGACAACCGGGAAACGAGCGTTGGGTTGAAGAGGAAGTCTCTTCTCGAGAATGCAAAGGGCAAATACTCTGCGTTCATAGATGACGATGACGATGTTACGGATGCATATTTTGAAGATTTCTATACATGCTTTCAATCCGGGCATGATGTGATGCGGATTCGTGGACAGATGGGTCCTCATACATTCACGCACAGTGTTGAGTTCCCCCTTAGCGGCAAGATGTACGTTGACGGTGTTTTTGTTCGTCCGCCCAATCACCTGAACCCCATGCTGAATGACATTGCGCGTACCATCTCATTCGAGAATGCGACTCGAGGGGAAGACTTGAAATGGGCGATCGGATTAGCAAGGACTGGGCTTCTCAAGACAGAGACCCGCAGCGACCCGGTGCGAGTTCATTACATCTACAATTTGGGCGGACGATTCGTCGACCCCCGCACAATCGACTATCAATCCAAACATACATACGAAGAAAGCCTCCCACTTGTGTACATTGCTGCGAAACTCCCGACTCCCGTTGTTCCGTCGCCTCCTGAAGTGAAGCGTCCAGTCCTGCGTCTGACGGCCAGAGGGTTTGTTTCTAAGTAATGAACAATGGATCCGCTCACAATCGGCGTCGGTGTTCTCGTATTGGGTGGAACTGCTGCCTGGGCATTCTCGAAATCGACGGATGCATCTGCTGTACAGATTCAGACAGCCACGCAAAGCGGTACGGTTCCGTATACATCCACATCATCCCTCCCGAGGTCAAACAACCAAGAAGGAGGTGCAGTGTTCTCATTTGAAGGCTGGGTGGACATCAATGATTTCACGACCGTTGGATATGGTCAACAGCGTATGCTCTTCTCCCGAGCTGACTGCCCTGGTCTGTATATTGACAGCACATCGAACTCATTCCTAGTCAAGGTCTCGACATACGGTGCAATGGAGTCCGTTCTCATTTCGAACATCCCCTCTCAGAAGTGGATTCACTTTGCTATCGTGGTCTCCCAGTACTCCGTGGATATCTACATCAATGGTATCCTGCGTCAGCACCACACTCTCAACCAGCTTCCAAAACAGGAAGATGCGCCCGTTCAGGTTGCCGGGAATGCGTTTGACGGCCAGATTGGTGGGCTGACATATTACTCTCGAGCCTTGTCGGCAGCTGAGATTGGACTTCACGCAGCAGCTGCGCCGCCTCCGTCATTGATCGCCTCTCCGCCGTCCGGACAGTATCTGGACATCACCTGGTTCACAGGGCGATAAAATATGACAGCTAAGTAAATGAGTTCCGGTGGTCAAAATGGACAGACTATATCCGGTCTTCAGGGAATGCGCATTCGCGATGCGTCGGATTTTGTGACACAGAGCCGACTGAAGCTCATGTTCACAACAAACAATCCGGACAACTCAAAGTATGTCGGTGTGAATGCCTATCGTTCGAAGGGCGTTCAAAACAGCTATAACTTCCTTTTTCAGGTACAGCAGGGGCTGCGCGAATTCAACGGCGGAAACAACAATCCCGGAAGCAGCAACGTGGGCATGGGCAACGGAATCGCCTGGACTTCAACTCCGTCTTCGACTCCGGCCACACTTACAACGAACCCGCCACAGTACCCGCTCCCGCAGTTATCCGCCGTTACAATCAATCTCTCCAATACGATTCCGGTTACTCAGATGTTCCCGTGAGCCTAGCTTTGCGCGTCTTTTTCAAAAGTCGGCGAGTTTTTGCCCGTTCTGTCTTGTCAGACTTTGGATTGTACGTGAAAAAATACTGGACAAAGTCGGACGACGTCTTGTTCTTCTTCATCTTATCGTAGAGCTCCACGCGCTCACGACGCAAATCTAACAGTTCCTTCTGTGTACCAAGGCATGTCTTGGGGGTCAAAAGCGCATATCTGCGCTGCGGCTTATCATCTGCCAATTCCACCAAGCGCTGTGCCACGCAGATAAGGCGTGATACATCGTCCTTGGATTCATCTGAATACATCATCGCCATGAAGAATGTCAGCAGGGTGGGGATGCTGCCGATCTTGATGCCATCTCCTGTCGTATGGTAGCTGTGACAGGCCTGGGTCTCATAGAATGTATATACGACTTCGCCTTCGCTGTCAAGGACATTGGTTCGAGCGGGGAGGATTTCAGTGGCCTCATGCGTGTCTGTCTTCTCCCCCTTTGTCAGCTTCTCAATCGTCTCCTTCTCTGCCAGGAGAGTGACTGGGGTGTACCATACCGCCTTCTTCTCGTGGCGAGATACAGCCGAGAACCCCAGCAGAACAACCGGGTTATCCTTGAGCATCTTGATTGTATCCGCCTTCCGCTGCGCGTCAAGTTTGGCGATTTCGGATGGAACCTTCCTACACACGATTGGATAGTGCTTGTTCAGCAGGGTCAGACGAGTATAGACCTTCTCCCATCGTGACACGTCTCCTTCGGGACGCGACAGTTCTAAGTACATGGACATGCGTAAAAAGTCAGGAGGTACATAGTGGATTCCATGGCGTGTGATCTTTTCACCCCACAGATGGTTGAAAATCTTCGGGTCAATGAATGTCAGGTCTGCAACACCGTGATAGTCTGCGAAAACCTTGTATGTTCCAAGATGGACACCCGGCTTGACTTCAACACTCTCAATCCCCGCGGCTGATAGCTGGTCGGCCAACAGAACTCCGTGCTCCTGGGGTGTCTCAGTAAAAAAGTCGTAATCGGGAACCTCGTCCGAACCATAGAACTGGTCGGCCTTGGGGAGTAAGTTGTTGATGGCCGTTCCACCGTAACACATGACACGATGCGCTTTCAAAAAGGCTTCAACGATGCGGGTACTGGCCAGGACGGAGGGTAACTTGGCATCCCGTGCAGCCAACATTTGAAGCTGCTCATCTGCAACAGCCTTGATGCTCTCAAGTTCACTCATTACTCTAAGCCCCCAAAAAACGAATGTATTTCGTTTTTTTCCTTGTGAGGCAGCAAGATGCCCCCTCGTTACAATCTTCGTAAGCGCAAGAACTCGACGACATGGGTGAAGGACGAGACGCTAATCCCCGAGCCCGAGGACGACAGCAGCAGCAGCGAGGAGGAGTACATGCCCGAGGAGGACGAAGACGAAGACGAGGACGAGACTGAAGAGGAGGAGGAAGAGGAAGAGGCACCTGTCATTTCTCTCCCTCGAGGATCCAAGGTATCCGTTAAGCTCCACCTTCACACGATCGTTAGTGGAAATGGGAAGCTTGTTGTCGGTGCTGACGAATCCGAGTCCGAGGAGGAGACGGAGTCTGAGTCAGAGGATGAGTTTCTCAGCCACCTGAAGAAGAAGTATGTCGGTAAGAAGGTCAACAACCGTGAGCAGGATGGACCCAGTATCGAGCTCAATGAGGACGAAGAGGAGTATTACATGGATCAGTCCAAGTCCAAGCGTCGGCGACTCAATGAGCTGATGAAGCGTATTTCTGGCCTGGTGAATGAAGGTGATGTCCCTTACAAGTTCCGTGTTCTGGATATGGAGATCCCCGATTCGCTCAAGGCGTCTGTCATCAAGAAGATTGACATTCTGAATGAGATGGATGGTTCGGAGGGATACAAGCTTCGCACGTGGGTCGATTCATTCCTTCGGATCCCCTTTGGGAAGATGGTGCCCCTGCCTGTGAAGCTGACGGATGGAGCGGAGCCGTGTGCCAAGTTCCTGGCCAATACTCGGGAGACACTGGACAAGGCCGTATATGGGATGCCGTCGGCCAAGACTCAGATCATGCAGACCTTGGCTCAGTGGATTTCGAATCCGGGCTCGGTCGGCAATGTGATTGCTCTCAAGGGTCCCATGGGTGTGGGCAAGACATCGTTTGCCAAGAACGGAGTTGCACAGGTGCTCGGGCGCCCCTTTGAGTTCTTCTCGCTGGGTGGCGCATCTGATTCGGCTAACTTTGTGGGTCACTCCTTCACCTACGAGGGATCCATGTGCGGACGCATCGCCGACTCACTGATGAATGCACGATGCATGAACCCGGTTCTCTACTTTGACGAGCTGGACAAGGTCTCAACCACGTCCCACGGCGATGAGATTGTCTCGATGCTCATTCACCTGACGGATCGGTCACAGAACAGCCAGTTTCACGACCGGTACTTTGCCGGTGTGGACTTTGACTTGAGCCAGTGTCTCTTTGTCTTCTCGTTTAACGACGAGTCTAAGGTGCACCCGATTCTCAAGGATCGTATGCAGGTCATTAACTGCTCGGGGTACAATTGTGAGGACAAGAAGAACATTCTCACCAAGTATGTGTGGCCTCAGATTCTAGACCGTATTCAGCTGACTGGCCAGTTGACCCTGACAGATGATGCGGTTCGGTACTTGATTGAGGAGTTCAGCAAGGAGGAAGAGGGTGTTCGCAACCTGATTCGGTCAGTTGAGTCTCTGGTGACGCGAATCAATCTTCTTCGCATCGCCGACGAGAAGACCGCGAAGGAGTATGTGTTCTATAAGAAGGTCACTCTCCCCTGTACCATTGATGTGGACACGGCTCGTCACATCTTGAAGGACACTGCGTCTACTGTGAATGAGTCCTGGCGCCACATCTACACTTGAATCCACTCCAGACTTGAGACTGGAATCTCCATGATTCGAGGATTGTCATCCATTGTCGAAAAGATACAGGATAGCGTCGTGAAGGCCAGATCCGGCATACACCCAATGCAATACTCGATCGTTTTTCCTTTGAAGACAAAGGGGCGACTGATGTATTTGGGTGCGTAGTTCTCACCTAGCCGCACAAAGAGGTGGAAGTACTTCCGCGGCTGCGTGTATTCGACCGTATGTACCAATGCCCATGTCTCTCCGGGGTATTGCACGGGCTTGAATGCAACAGCTGACCCGCGAATGTGACTAAAGTAATACGGAGTCTTGTGCTCAGTGTGAACAATCAGCTCATTGTCCTTCAACACGCCAACACGGAGGGGATTCCAGCCATAGAGAATGTCGTTTGTTCCATTGACAGCCAACCAGTTCTTTTCGCAGTTCTGATCCCCAGGCGACTTGATGATTCGGCAGTCAGAATACACGGCCTGTGTGGGATTGTACTCGGAATAGAAGATGCGAATCTTATCCGTGTACTCCCATGTCGTTGCGGTGCAACAGAGTGTTCCGGCAGCGTTGGTATAGACTCGCACATCCTCTAGTCCCACGATGTGTGCAGTATCCCGACGCTTCAGCAGCACCGAATCGTCTCGCATCTTTGTAATTTCCCCCGTCGTGGGATTGTAGACGGCATTCTGGGTGCGCACAGTTCCGTTCTCACTGACACCGCCATTGTTCTTCATGAGGTAGCTTCCGGTCTGGGGGTTGATAGTATAATTCACAAAGCGAACATTGTGCATCAGTTTGCCATCCAAATAAAACATGGACACGGATGTCGGGTGAAAGTCTTCGCCAAATACATCACGATCAATCGGATGCGCCTTGGCCGCGTACGAGAGCGGCTCTATGTAAAACGGCATATTGCCGTACACACTATCGTGGTGGGGGCGATCCTTGAGGAGATATTGCGCGGACAGCTCAAGTCCGCGGCGGCATTGACCGATGTAATACATCAGGATGGTGGCCTCGTACTCAAAAAGCCCAGTGTATACATCAGTCTCCACAAAGAGCGCATCCGATGTCATTTCGATCGACAGTCCAACCTGGGTATAGTGGTAGGCCTTGTGGTGCTGAGATGTCTCCCTGAAATGCCTGGCAAGTTGGTAGATTGGCTCAGCCCGTGACGGGCGGCGCTCGTGTGCCATGAGCATCCACTGTTCGAACTTTGGAATGTTCTTCAGCTCCTTCCACGACTTCCCGATCATATAGTGACTATACCACAGCTCCTCTTCCCATCCACCAATGGCGATTCTCTTTTTGTACATTGCGATGCACTCCTTCAGTCGACCCAGACCATTGTAGGTCTGCGCCAGATAGAACATGTATCGACCATTCTCAGGCTCATCCTTGAGCCCCTGCTCCAGAAGCCTCGCATCACGCTCAAACTTGTCTGCCTTGCATCCACCGTCATTGTGATCATCGATGTGGCAGACGCGGATACCTAGGTGCTTCGTGGGACCATCCCAGTACTCATGGGTCACGCCACGACAAGACCAGTCATAGTCCATCCTAACCAGTCGAGTATTTGGATACTCAAGGTTTCCAGCCTTTTGCACGATCGTATACCCCTCATGGTCAAGGGGGGTCGTCTTGAGAGTCCCGGGGACGAACACCATGTCTGCATCCAAAAGAAGACCATATGTATCGCCAAGATCCCATCCAGTCTTCTTCAGGTACGACTGTGCATTTCGAAAACTAACCGTGCGATTGTGGCCAAAGTCCTTCCATGCTTCGCTCGTCAGACATCCATCGTGTGTCTTGAGAAATTCCGCTGCGATCTCACGCGATGCATCCGTTGAGCCCGTGTCGCAGATACAGTATGCATCGACTACATCCTTTACAGCTTCGAGACATCGAAGGAGGATTTTCTCTTCATTGCGAATCATTAGAATGAGAACAAACTTCGGCATGTGCGTCGGTTTAGTGAAACTCCTAGACTCGTCTGTAAACAAATGAGCACTGAGTTTGTAAAGTCCAGTCTCCGCGAGAATCTTACGCGGGTACTTGTTCCCCATGTCGCAGATGGTCTATGGAGTATCTACGACAGTGGAAAACTTGCGTGTGAGCGTAACGGTCAGCCTGACCAGATCCTCAAGACGTTCCAGAATCTTCTTACGCAGATCCCCAAGTGGAGCCCGGAGACCCTGAAGAAGGAAGTGACTCGTATTACTCTCGCGTCAAAGTGCGAGTACCTCGAGGATCTCCTGCTCGGCGTGTTTGTCAGCTACATCCGCGCATTTGCTGCTCTCCAGCAGACGGAGAAGGCTCACGTAGACATTGACTTCAAGCGCCCGTCGGTTGAAACGTTTGTGCATGACCTGTACAAGCAGTCTGCGCGTCTTTCCTGGTCGTCCGCTTACCTGTTCAAGACAGTGGGTGTGACGTCCGAACAACAGGCTCGTAACCGCCGCGATATCGAGACGATGATTGGAGGTGCGATGAATGAGGTCATCGACAGCTTCATTCCGTGGAAGGATATCAGCAAGGCATATTTCAAGACCGACGCACCTCCCGCCGAGGAGGCACCGAAGGAGGAGGCACCGCTTCCGGCTCCGGTTCCGGCTGCACCTCTTCCTGCGCTCGTGGAGATGCCCCCCGAGCCTCCCAAGGCTGTCCAGTTTGACGAAGAGTCCGATGACGACTCGGATGCGCCTCCGGCCATCTCCCTGGGCGAGGAGGTTAAGCTCGACGACGCTGAGTTCGAAACGGACGACGACGACGAGTCCGTCAAGGTGACAGCCGAGGGTACAGTCTCCCTGAACCTATGATTCGTTTGACACTGAGTATAAAAAAATAGAGTCCCAATAAATGTCGGAGGTTTACACGTATGGATTGATTATTGGCGCGGTTGTCGTTGTCGTCTTAGTCATGTATGTCATGGATCGCCGCGGAAAGGATCAGCCGATCGAGCCCGTGGATGCGGCCAAGGTCGTCGGTGGCGCGGGTGTTCTCACGGCAGGTGTTTTATATGCACTGGGTGGCGCGGATGCTGCGGAGCCGATGGTGACGGCAGTCCAGGACATGTTTACAGGGAAGCCCAGTTTCTGAGAAACTTTCTCAACTTCATAATAAACATAAAATGTGGATGGCTCTGTATGCTGCTGTTCTCTTCTTTCTGCTGACGCCGGGTGTTCTTCTGTCCCTTCCCCCGGGTGGTAGCCGCACGACGGTTGCCCTGACCCACGCGGCTGTCTTCGGTGTCGTCTGGGCTCTGACGCACAAGATGGTGTGGCGCATGGTGGGTAAGTAATCTTACTCGCTAATCACTAACACCTTCGCCGCAACCGGAGCGGTTGTAATGTACTGACTGAATTTTGCCAACTCCTTCCTCGGGACTGCACTCTCCTTCAAGTAGCGGGTAATCGCCTTGTAGAGATCAAAACCATGGTAGCGGTCGTGGTTATCTCCCTTCTTCCTGAAAATCACCGACGACCCATCCGGAAGCGTCGTCCAGTGTTTGAACATCTCAAACAGTGGATGCTCCGTCTTTTGCGCAGGTCCCTCCGGAAACAGATCCCAGAACATAGACGATGCAAACCGCGCCAGATCGAACGACGGATTTAACGGAATACGCGGCGACTTGTGGTCATAGTGCGGCTCGAGATTGTACTGTCCACCCGCCTCTTCGTCAGGCTTGAACTGTGAACTCATGAAAAACCGCGGCTCCTTCATGCCTGTCAGCTTCACGGAAAAGGTTGCGCGGTCGAAATCAATGAGCTTGATCAAAATTCCGTATGTTGGCACACGGTACGTTGCGCCATGGTGACGATAGAACAAGAACTCCTCTCCGGTCTGTACGTACATCACATTGTTTCCGTGCAGGTCATTGTGAATGAACCCAAAGTTGCGCTGGGCATACGCCAGAGCAAATACAATCTGTGCAACCCACGCAGTATGCTTTTGGGGATCCTCGGTCGTCTTTATCAGATCGTAGAACGTCCCGCTGCACTTCTCCATCACAGTTGTCACAACCGGTACGTCGGTGAAGGTAGCCCACGCAAACTCATCATCTTCCATGCTTTCGTCATCGGCGTCTTCTTCGGATTTCTCAGTGCAGTCACACGAAAGAATATCATACACATCTTCGTCATCCGATTCGGAGTCTTCACTGTGCTCAGAATCCGAAGGCAGCTCATACTCTTCCACAACGTCCTCCACGACCGGCTCAGCGACTGTCTCGACTACAACATCTTCTGTATCGAGATCAATTTCCTCTCCCACCTGTACAGCCACGCGCTGACCACGGGTATGCGTGAACCCATCCCCACCCTCTCCGCGGAGACGCAATTCAAACGTCTTTCCGATATTGTCAACAAACCACTTGCGGTCGCACAGCTCCTCGTAGTCATCGGAGATATTGACTTCGTGCTTGGTCGCCATCGCAGCATAGACGCCATATACGCGCGGAAAATGAGAACAGTCCGAACTCGACAGAATCGACGATGCCAGTGCACCTACATACGCCGCTGTATGGGGGCTCTGCATCTGCTCCGAATAGCTCCTTGCCGTCTCTGCAGGTTTAGGAAGTCCAGGCGCAGAATATTCACCCTTCATGGTCTTGAACGGGCTCAGGATCATCGTAGTCTTGCGATGAATATCGAGTGTCTGTCCCTTTGTTGTCTTGATGTGTGTTGCATCCACAACAGACTCGACTTCCTCCGGCATTTTGATACCATAATCACCCATGGACGTCAGTGTCTCTGTCTTGAACAACTGCTCGAGCGACGGAAAAAAGGGCTGAGCATGTGTAAGGTTCCACTGTGCAGCCTGAAGCTTCGGAAGCCGGTGGAGCTTCATGTCTACAGCCTGTGTCCTTAAATCCTTCACCATTGTGTTCAGGGCGGGGGAATGAAACATCGTAAGCAGACGCGGAACACTTTCTACCGGTCAGTGTAATGAACTTCCAGCTGCGAAAGTTCGACATTGGCATGTTGAAAGACCGTTGCGAGATCGATTCTCGCAAGAGTCCGATGATTGTGGTGATCGGAAAGAAGGACACTGGAAAGTCGTTCTTGGTTCGCGATATTCTCTACAATACACAGCATGACTTTCCGGTTGGAACTGTCATCTCGGGTACTGAGGTTGCCAACGAGTTTTTTCAGCATATGGTTCCGTCGAAATTCATTCACGATAAGTACAGCCCAGACATTGTGACAAACGTCATTAAGCGCCAGATGGTTATGAAGCAGAAACGCAACAATTCCAAGTCTGGGGGACAGTCAAATGTCGATCCCCGTGCGTTCCTCATTCTCGACGACTGCCTCTACGATGCATCGTGGATCAAGGAAGAGTCCACGCGCTATGTATTCATGAACGGTCGTCACATTGATATGATGACTATCATCACCATGCAGTACCCACTGGGCATCACGCCGAACTTGCGCACGAACGTAGATTTCGTCTTCATTCTCCGCGAGAATATCCTGGGGAATCGTCGTAGGATTTACGAGAATTACGCAGGTATGTTTCCGACCTTTGAGATGTTCTGCACGTTCATGGATCAATGTACGGAGAACTTCGAGTGTTTGGTGATTTGCAACAACGTGAACTCCAACAAGCTGGAGGATCAGGTGTTTTGGTACAAGGCTGCAGATCACCCGCCGTTCAAGATGTGCGACTCGACGCTATGGGTGAACAATCAGCCGTTCCATTCTGCAATCCTGGCAGCTAACGACTACCGCCCCGGATCCGTCCAGAAGAAGAACGCCGTTTCCGTGTGGGTACGGAAAGATGGCGCCGGTGGCGGTGACGCCTAGTGCGACGACGACGACCGCCTTCTGCTTCCGATCCCCCGCCCTCATATCCCGCTAAGTCCGCTGCCGCAGCAGCAGCTAACCGTGCCGCCGCCGCTGCTACCCTAGACATTCGCCGCCGTGCCCGGGCTGGAGCCGCAGCCGCCGGAGCCGCCGGAACAGCAGCCAACTGGTTTGGAGCCGCACCCGGAGCCACGTCAGCAGCCATTGCGACAATTGCGGCCATCGGGGCAGGAGCCGGAGCCGGAGCTGGAGCCGGAGGATCTGCAATAGCAGCCAATTGTGCTTCATGTAACGCCTCACGCTTTATGACCTTGGCTAACTTAACCAGATAGAATACACTAAAAACGACCAGGAATGTTTTAGAGACAGCCGATCCAACATCAAACGGTTCCTCTGCGTCTGGTTTGAACGCAGCTGCGATTCCAGGTTTGCTCTGTAGCTGATTGATCCACGCATGCAGGGGTTTGATCTCTGCAACTCCCGCAGGTTGGGGCTCATCTTCGGCTGCATATGCCGCATCTGCGTTGGCCTTGTCTTCGATCCATCCCATAGCTTGTGTGATACCGCCTACCTCCAACGGTGGGTTCAGCGGCACAAATTCGACGGGTCCCCCTCCTTCGTCTGCCGCTACCTCTGCCTCCGCAGCCGCAGCCGCCTCTATCGTCAGGCTGTTTTTCTTGGTGAGGGTTCTATACAGATTCATGATTAGCCCCATTGTCGCCGCCCCAGCTCCAGCCGCTCCCACGGCACCGAGATGGGTTCCGACGGCTGCTATGATGACGGCTGCGGATGCACTTCCTGCGAATACTAGCTGCGGGGTTACAGCCAAACCGTCTGAAATGACCTCTATCAGCGCAAAGAACGCACATTTCGCATAAAACTTGCTGTCGTAATTCACCCCGCCGCGTGTTTTTCTATGACCACCCACTGGCGTGGCTCCCAACTGTTTAATTTCGTCGATAAGCGTTTGTACAGCCGTTTGGTGGTCGGCAGGAAGCTTCCCTATTACAAAGCTTTGGAGTTCTTCGAAGTTCTTGTCGCTTCCGGACTCGGGGATAGACCAAGGTTGATTCAAGAGCTCACCAAGATTCTTTGTTGTTCCCACCAGCTTGGTGACCGCATCTTCCAGCGTGGGTTCCCTCGAAGTCGGGACAAGACCTCCCCTTTTCAAACTACGACGGACCATTACTCCTTCTCAACAATTTACTGTGTCACTCGCGAATCACACCCTCCGAGGGGTGGACAGGTGCAGACGCAGTCGCAATAACGTCCTCAAGCTGAGCCGCACCCCCCGTGTTGGCACGGTTCACACCCGCCGCCTCCAGAGCATTCGCCTTACGACGACGGTCGTTCTCCTCCTTCTGCTTCTTGATGGCCTCGTCGCGCTGCTCGGCGAAGAACATCTCCTTGTTCAGCTCGTTCTCCTTGTACTTCCGCATGAGCTCATTCAGCTCCTTCTCAGCGTACTCGACCTCGGGCATGAGGTGCTCCGAGGGATCCCACGGCAGCCATGCGCCCACCTTACCGATGAACAGATTGTCCTTCGGGTAGCGGCGCTGAAGCACCTTGGCAAACATCTGCGTCTCCTCGACCGACGCAAAGCAACGACGCACCTTGACGCCACGCATATTGGTCTGGAACTCGACCTTGTTGTCGTACATCTCCTGCAGATCCTTCTCGTTCTTGAGCTGGAAGACCGCGAACTGCTCCTTGATGTCCGTCTTCTTCACATCCTCATTGTGAACCTTCGTGAACTCCTGGGCATCCTTGAAAAGGTCGTCCACCTTGAGGTCGTACTTCTTCGACAGGAATGCCATGAACTTCTCCATGCCCTTGATCTTCCACTCGTAGTCCATCCACTCAACGAACTTCTCAAACATGAACTCATTCTTCTGCTTGATCACCTTCTCCGGACTGAGAAAGGAGATGATGCAGTACTTCTGTGTCGGGATCTCGGGATCCTCATCAAGATAGTCTACGTGGACGCCATCGTCCTCAGTCTTCGGGAGTGTCTGGAGCTCACGAGGCATTTTATTGTCTGTGTCGCTTAGTTTGAAAGTCCTTTCTACGCAGTGAATAATGTACGATCTCTTCACCACTGCGCTCCTGTTTGTTTTGCTGACGCCGGGTGTCCTTCTGTCTCTCCCGAACGGTGGACACGGCGACATTACCACCGCTCTGGTTCACGCCCTTGTGTTCTGGATTATCCTGCGCTTCATCTCCGGTTACATCTCATGGTGGGTCATCTGGGTCGCCGCCCTCGTGGTGATTGGATACAGGTTTTCTGTGCCGTCTTCGGGCACATAAAAAATACTCGCACGTTCTTAACAAACAAATGGAGTCTAAGCCCAAGCCCACGTCGTCTGGAGTTGACATGAGTGATCTCTTAATGCGCCTTGTAAAGTATGCACTGGAGGGTCTGGCGGTGGCCATCGCCGCCTATGTGCTGCCCGGCAAGACGCTCAAGGCGTCGGAGGTTGGTATGATCGCCCTGGTTGCAACGGCTACATTCGCGATCCTTGATGTCTATGCGCCCAGTGTTGGCTCGTCGGCGCGGACGGGTGCGGGTTTCGGCATCGGCGCCGGACTGGTTGGTTTCCCGAGTGGTGGGCTGGTCTAAGCTGACGACTTCAACACGTCAATAATTAAAGCTGTGACGCCTGTCGTCACGGCCGCCGCATAGGCATTCTGTGTATGCTGTCCCACCACGAGAAGCGTAGAACATGCTGGACTTGCTGTTGTAAAGAGCGTCTTCGCAACCTCTCCGAGCGTATGAGGAATGCACATCCAATTGTGAGCTGTCATGGATACATAATGAACTCCATAATTGAGTGCCATTGCAAGTGCGACCTTGCCCAGCACTTCCATTTACCCTTTAACCAAGACTCTAACTTAATATGAAGGCAGTTCGGTTTCATGGACGTTGGTTTACCATTTCCCCGCGTCCATATGAACCAGAGCGTATGACCACGGATGTTGCGTGGATACAGATCAAGGAGAAGGTAAGTCCACAAGAGGCCTATCGGATCTGGCATGAAAAACAGCGTACAATTTCTCGCTTCCTTCAACAATGTGGATCGAAGCCGCAGTCCTCCTCTTGATTCTGGCACTCGCGTATCGCTTCTGGTGGACAGCCGGACCTAAGCAACAGGTTCCCGCGAACACGGCAAGGCTGTACTTTTTCTACACGACCTGGTGTGGTCATTCAAAGAAGGCCATGCCCGAGTGGGAGAAGGTCAAGGCTGCTCTCGCGTCTAATCCGAAGTTTGGATCCACCACAGTCGAGCCTGTGGAAGTAGATGGAGATAAGGATCGGAAGACGACATCGCTCTACGAAGTCAATGGATACCCGACGATCAAGCTCGAGACCTCAAGTGGCGTCTACGACTTCGATCGCATGGTCACCGCCGACAATGTTCTGGCCTTCCTGCGAAAGACGCTTGGTGAGGAATCGTGAAGCCTGTGCATATCCAGCATCAATCATACGTTTCTTATCGTCGTCCTTCAACTCGTCCAACAGGTAGATTCCATCAATATTCAAGTTGATGGCATCCGCATGGACACGTATCGACCGCAGACCTGCCCACAGTGTCCTCACCATGTCAAACACAGAGATTGTGTCCAGTGTCGACGGAAAGATAGACTGTTTAATATGCGCAATGTCGAGAACAAGAGTACCCTTCGGCACAGCGTCATACATGTTCTCCGCGTACACCCCGCCATCGATATACAGCTGATTGTGAATCACCTGTGGGTGGTAGATGAATGGAAGACAACAGGACGCCTTCATGGCCGCAAGAATGGGAATGTTGCCGGTCAGGAATGTCGGGCGCTGCGTGGTGATGTTGGAGGCTAACAGATAGAGTTTCTGGGGAGCGTCTGCGATCATCTTTCCTCGCAGATCAATGCCCACGGAATCGAAGATCCGCAGAAACAGTTCCTCCGTCAAGTCCATTGTGAACAGACCCTTCTTCTGAGTGAAGGCGAGGATCGTTGCATGACGATACGACGGAAGAAATGCCGATGTGTTTACAAACTTGTATCCGATCTCCTCCATCTGCTCATATGTCAAGCCAAATGCAAGTCCAGTGGCAATGACCGAACCCACAGAGCAGCCGTAGATTCCATCTGGGAACTTTAATTCTTGATGTTCGCGCAGTGCCTTGAGTGCACCAAACAATAGAAATCCTCGAATGCCCCCTCCCCCGAGTGCCAATGCCTTGAACATTCTACCTGTCAAGAGCAAGGATGCTGAAAGCCCGAGACGTCATCCAAGAACAGGAAAATCAACGCGAACGCCGCATGTCCGCGATGCGCCCTGTTTTGTCGCAGATCTACGCACAGATCAAGAAACAGGCCATTCATTCGACGGATGTGCCGTACACGATTTTCGAGGTTCCGAAGTTTGTTTTTGGGTACCCATTGTTCAAGATCGCAGAGGCGCGAGAGTACCTGATCAACGTGTTATCGGAATCCGGCTTTGCCGTGTGGCCTGTGAACAATGACTATCTGTTGATCTCTTGGACGAAGCAGCAGATGAATCGTGGTCGTCCGAGTTTGCTCACGAACTACCGTCCCATGCCATATGATCCGTTGACATTGGCAAGCATGAACATGAACATGAACAACTGAAAACGAAAAGGTATCTACACACTCAACTTCAACAGCATGAACTGTGACCATGTCAATTCTACGTGCGCTGATGGCGAACATGTGTGCACAGATTGTGGAACGGTTATCGGCAGCATTGTCGACGAGGGTGCCGAGTGGCGAATCTACGCAAACACGGAGGACGACCCCTCTCGTACCGGGGGTGTCACCAACGAGCTTCTTCCCGACTCGTCCTATGGTTCCATGATGATGCGGCGGAGGATTCCCGGACAATCAGAGGAGGCCAAGACCATTGCCAAGCTGTCAGCATGGTCTTTCTCGAGCCACGGAGAACGTTCATGGATGGGAATCTTCGAGTCGATCCAGGCATCCTGTTCCCGGATCGGACTCCCCAAGGCGATCAGTCATGATGCATGTGCGCTCTTTAAGCACATTGAAGATGCCCGGAAGTCTCGGGGCGAGACTCGTCGCGCATTGATGGCCGGAGCCGTCTTCACCGCCTGTCGCCAACATAATGCAACTCGCACCCACGAGGAAATTTCGAATCTGTTCCATGTTTCGATTCGAGCCATGTGCAAGGGGCTCAGTCGATTTGACGGCGAGGTCTCGTCCGTCCTGAACACCCAGCTGGGGATCGCCGAACGGATCTGTGCAGATCTTGGGGTTGGCGACAAGGAGCGTGACGCGATTCTTCTTCTGTTGAATACGCTTCCCGAAATGGAACATACACCCAAGACCATCGTGGCCGGGGTGATCGCACATGTACTGGGTGGGCGGTTGAGTGAAGTTTCGGCAGTGTCGGGTGTGTCCTCCGTATCGATTCGCAAGATGACAGAGAAACTTAAGATGTAGGGAAGGCTGTGATGTTATACGAAAGAACTCGTGATCCACCCGTGACGTCCGTCAAAATAATCACCGATGATGCAATATTGAGCGTTAGGTTACCACCGCTGCTATTCGAGAATACCTGAAACACACTCGACGATAGGTTTGCAGGTAAAATTGTCGCAGTAAAGCTCGACGTTATATAGAAATTAGCGGTTTTGGTGTCGATGACCGTGACCTGGAAATACCCGGGCGAGGTGATTGTATACAGGTTAAGAGTATTGTTCGCGGCACTTCCGCTCGTAACCGTGCCACGTACCGTATAGCATCCCGTCATCTGCACCACACCTGCAGTGACCGGACCACTTACGTTGAGAGCACCACCCGCGCCACCCACGCCAATATTCACGGTCGTGCTACCACCTCCGACGTTCGAAAGCAGGAGCTGGGTGTTACTGGATACGCCGCCGTATGAATTCGAGTACGTAAGAGCACCGTAGCCATCTTGAATGCGCAGGTGTCCGTTGACATCCAACTCATATTTTGCATTTGACGACGCTGCATTGATGCCACCCGGGTTGTATGGATCTGTTGCGATCACCAGTCCAGAGCGAATGCGTGTCCATCCTGAAACATCTAGCGCCAGGAATCCATATCCACTTGTTGCATATTGCCCAACACCTGTGATCGTTCCACCCCACGCAGGTGTGTTGATTTGCCCGAACCCGTCGAGGGCGTAGGAACTCGTGTCCGTCGTTCCGATAGACAATAGTCCGTTCGAGAGGTTCCCGGAGATCAGCATGTTACTTGCTCCCAGACCGATGAACAGGTTACTCGACGAAGACGCAGTGTAGTTGCATGTTGCCGTCACAATTCCACCGCCTGACTGGGATGCTGCGTATGTGTACGAAGGTATATTCGCCAAGGAAATGCCGTGCCCGACAAAGATATTTCCACTTCCCGTCATGTTCGATCCCGTTGTTGTGCCGAGGTAGAGGTTGGACGTACCGGTACCCCCTGCATTTCCTCCGATGCTGATTGTATTCGAAATTGAAGTGAGACCACTTGCCGAATTCGATGTTCCGATTAGGATTGAATTGCTAATGTTCGAACCTCCATATCCAGCATATCCCCCCACAAGCACTGAGTTCACCACGTTGGAGGCACTGCCGCCAGTGTAATATCCCACGAACTCAGAGAGCGTTGAGTTTGAGAGGCCGGTGGCGGCTAACAGTCCGAGAGTGGAGTTGCAGGACGCATTACAGGCTGTCGCGTACACTGTAGAATTTCCAGAATTGCTTCCGACGTATACATTGTTGCTACTGTCTCCAATGTACAGAACCTGATACGTAACCGTATTCGCGGTCAGACGGTTGATATTCGATAGATTCATCACTGTCGTGAATGCCCCATTCGAGTACGTGTACGATGGGCGTAATATATACGTTAACAGGGATTGCAGATTTGACGTACTGCTCATTGTGTTACATCCACAACTTTTCGTTTAGGCGCTTTCTCTGCATATACTACAATGGCGTCCTACACTCTCTTCCCGATCAAGGCGTCCGAGCAGCACCTGTATCGCAAGTACAAGCAGTCCGTTGCCGTGTTTTGGACGCCGGACGAGATTGACTTTACAAAGGACATTGCGGATTGGGCGAAGCTGACCTCGGATGAGAAGCATTTTGTTGGCCGCATTCTCGCATTCTTCGCAGGTTCAGATGGAATCGTTCAGGAGAACCTGGCGTCTCGGTTCCAGCGTGAGGTTTCGTCTCCGGTTATCAAGCTCTTCTACTCGTTTCAGAATGCGATGGAGGGAATTCACTCGGAGACATACTCCCTTCTCATCGATACGTATGTCAAGGACGAGGCCGAGAAGGCGAAGCTGTTTGATGGTATCAACACCATCCCCTGCATCGGGCGCAAGGCCGACTGGGCGAAGAAGTGGATTGAGTCTCAGGATGACTTTCAGACTCGATTGATCGCCTTTGCTTGTGTCGAGGGGATCTTCTTCTCTGGTGCATTCTGCTCCATCTACTGGCTGAAGAAGCGCGGCCTCATGCCGGGTCTGACCTTCTCGAATGAGCTCATCTCGCGGGACGAGGGGCTGCATACCGAGTTCGCCGTGGATGTCTACCACACGATGGAGTCACGTAGCGCCACCCGGATCCACACGATCATCAAGGAGGCCGTTGAACTAGAGAAGGAGTTCATCTGCGATGCGCTTCCGTGCTCTCTGATTGGCATGAACGCGAAGCTCATGTCTCAGTATATCGAGTTTGTTGCCGATCGTCTGGCTGTCCAGCTGGGCACACCGAAGATTTACAAGACTGTGAATCCGTTCGATTTCATGGATCTGATTTCACTGGAAGGCAAGACCAACTTTTTCGAGAAGAAGGTGTCGGATTATTCGCGTCCGATGGGAAGCAGTGAGCTGCGGTTCGACGAGGAGTTCTAAGAGTTCCCCATCGGCAGATCGTTTCCAATCTGGTCTGGTTCAGGTGTAACGTCGTCGCCTCCTTGTGTAAACATGGCGTAGCTAAAGGGAGGCAGGAGTGTCTCGGGCTTCTCGGGTTCTTCAGACGACGGATACATTGTAAACCTCTCACGACTGAAGAACGAGATCAGTAGAATTGTAGCTAAAAGTGCTAAGGCGTACTTGAACGACTTCTTCATTGTGTAGTGGGTGGAAGATTTCTAAGTGAGTGATAATGGAAGACCCCGGAATCATAGCATATTCTCAGATTCCAGCTGGATGCGAGTTCCTTGATAAGACTGAGCCAGACACTCGACCCCTGGGAACATTCGCACACGGTACAAGGGTATGCATGCGTGAAAAGGGGAAGTTCCTGAAGGGTACTATT